AATACAACATTATGGCCGGCGAGGTCGAGCAGTCGCCCGACGACGCGGCATTGGAAGCCGAGGCCAAGGAACAGGCAGGCGTTCGTGAGCTGCAGAAGGAATATGGCAAGGCGTTCGACACCAAGATCGGCACGGCCAAGGCGGTGCTCAACCAGTACGGCGGCGATGATCTTCTGGGGCTGCGCCTGGAGGACGGTACGTCTCTAGCATCGAACCCAAGCCTGGTGCGGACGTTCGTCAACATCGGCGACTTTATGTCGGGCAAGCTCGGCGAAGACACTTTACGCGGTGCCAAGCTAGGCGGTGATGCGCTCACCCCGGCCGACGCCCAGCGTGAGCTGACGCAGCTGCAGGTACAGGGCGGCCCCTATTGGGATAGCACGCATCCTGGCCACGCCGCTGCGGTTAGCGAGTCGTTAAGGCTCAACGAGTTTATCCACGGCGCCGACGAGGCATCGTGATCATGTGATCGCGGGGAAGTAGATGCTGGGCAGCCCGCAAGGGTCCAGCCGATACCTACCGCGAGAACAACAACGACAGGGTAGCGCCACGGCGTCCTGCTGACAGCCTGGAAAGTCTGGCGGTCTAGTCCACCTCACGGCCAGGAAGGTCCGCAATAACGCGGATAGCCCTCTGAGCATCTCTTGCTTGGAGATTTTTACCATGAGCACTCAAGTCACCACTGCTTTTGTACAGCAGTTTTCCGCAAACATCGCACTTCTCTCGCAACAGAAGGGGTCACGGTTCCGCAAGGCCGTGCGATCCGAGACTGTTACCGGCGAGAAGGCGTTCTTTGACCAGGTCGGTTCGTCCGCCGCTGTGAAACGCAGCAGCAGGCACGCCGATACGCCATTAGTTGACACCCCTCATAGCCGCAGGATGGTCGTGATGGATGACTACGAATGGGCTGATCTAATCGACGATCAGGACAAGATCCGTTTATTGGCTGACCCGACATCGACTTATGCGCAAGCTGCATCCGCAGCGATGGGCAGGTCGATGGACGACGTAGTCATCGCGGCTCTGATCGGAACCAGCTTGACGGGATCCTCGGGGTCAACCTCTACGACCTTGCCGGCAGGCCAGAAGATCGCGCATGGCTCAGCCGGGCTTACTATTGCCAAGCTGATCAGCGCCAAGAAGATCCTCGATGAGGGTGACGTGGACCCCAGCATCAAGCGCTGGATCGCGGTCGCTCCTGAACAGATCGAAGACCTGCTGAACAACACGACTGTCACCAGTTCTGATTTCAATACTGTGAAGGCTCTCGCTCAAGGCGACGTTTCATCCTTCGTCGGGTTCGAGTTCATTGTGACGAACAGACTGACTGACGACGGCACGTCCCGGCAATGCATCGCCTGGGCGCAAGATGGGTTCTGTCTCGGCATTGGCAAGGACATTAGCAGCCGCATCGATGAGCGCGCTGACAAGTCCTACTCGACCCAAGTGTACTGCTCGATGACGTTGGGCGGCACGCGGATGGAAGAGGCCAAGGTCGTCGAGATCGCTTGTAACGAGTAACGAGTAACCACACCACCACTAGGGGGGGCTTAACGGCTCCCCCGTTTTTCTAAGGAAGGAAGTCCTAATGGCTGTCGTAACCCTATACGGAAGTCGAGTGATGACCGGCCTGGCTAACACCACGCCTGTTTCGCTCCCAAACGCTGGTCTCCACTACGGGCGTGTGCGCGTAACTGTAGATACAGTAACCACCAACTCGGATGATTCAGCCACCTCGACCTATACGCTCGCGCGTATTCCGTCGCACGCGATCATCCTGCCGCAATCCACCTTGTACTGGGATGACCTCGCAACGTCGGGATCGCCCACGCTCGACATCGGGCTGTTCAAGACCAACAGCGCAGAGCAGTCGTTCACCAACGACGTGGATGCTCTGTCCAACGGCCACGATTGCACCTCGGCTGGTTCGGGTTCGGTCATCTCTGACCACGCGAACTCTGGCCTGCCGGCGTGGGATTACATCGCTAGCGTCACAGCTGACCCCAAGGGTCTGCTCGACGTTAAGGTGTCTATCCTCGATGCGGCGATCGATACTGCCGCCGATATCACGCTGTCGCTGATATACGCGGTCAAGTAGCCACCACTACTAGGGGAGCTGTCGTCTACGCGCGGCGGCTCCCCGTCTCTTTATAATAAAAGGCAGGCCTATGACCTCAGCAGTCGACATATGCAACTCGGCGCTTAACCTGGTCGGCGCGAACAACATCACCAGCCTGACCGAGGACAGCAAGGCCGCCAGGATTTGCAACCAGCGCTTTGAGTTCGTCCGCGATAACATTTTCCGAGCGCACCCATGGAACTGCTTGATCACCCGTAAGTCGCTCGCCCAAGACGCCACCGCGCCGGTTTACAAGTACGCCTACCGCTACACACTGCCGACAGATCCGTATTGCTTGCGCGTGCTGTCCGTCAGCGACGACGGCGCTACCGAGCGTTTAGACATTGATTACCAGATCGAGGCCAGTAGATATCTATTGACTGACGAGGGCACGATCTTCATCAGATACGTCGGCCGGCTGACCGACCCGACACAGTGGGACATCGGCCTGGTCGAGACCGTCGCCGCGCGGCTAGCCTCCGATATCGCCTACCCGCTGATCGGTTCATCTTCATTCGCAACTGATATGTTCGCGCTGTACGAACTGAAACTGAAGGAAGCCCGGTTCGTCGATGCAACTGAAGGCTACCCCGACAGCATCATCGCAGACACCTATACGGCGGCGAGGTTCTAGGCATGGCGAGTGCGTCACCGGCTTTTGTTGCCTGGACGGCTGGTGAATTTTCACCGCGCCTGCACGGCCGTACGGATCTAGCGAAGTATTCTACGGCTGCCGAGACGCTGGAGAACTTTATCGTGCATCCGCATGGCGGCGTCACCCGCCGGCCTGGGACGGAATTTATCGGTGAACTAAAAGACTCCACAGCAGTCTGCCGGCTCATCCCGTTCGAGTTCTCGACCACGCAGGCCTATGTCTTAGAATTTGGCAACCTCTACATGCGCGTCTACAAGGACGGCGGCCGCGTCGTCGAAGGCAACAAGACCATCACCGCAGTTACTAAGGCAAACCCGGCCGTGGTGACATCAGCCTCGCACGGCTACTCGAACGACGACACTGTTGTCATAAGCTCGGTGGTCGGCATGACGGAGCTGAATAGCCGGACGTTTAAAGTGGCCGGCGTGACGACGAATACCTTTCAGCTGTCTGGCGTCGATAGCAGGGATTATACGACCTACTCCAGCGCCGGCGTTGCTAACGTGGCTTACGAGATCGCGACGCCATACACGACGGCGCAGCTGTCGGCGCTGAAATACGCGCAGTCTGCAGACGTGATGTATTTTTGCCATCCTTCTGTATCGACACGCAAGCTGACCAGGACAGACCACGACGCCTGGACGCTAACGGAGGTGGATTTTATCAACGGGCCATTCATCCCGGCAAATGTTTCTGCGGTGACGATCACGCCATCTGACAGATCTGGCACAGTCACGCTGACGGCAAGCAGCTCGACTTTTGTCGCAAATGATGTCGGGCGCCTGGTGAAGATATTTAATGGCTTTTGCAAAATTACGAGCTTCACCTCGGGGACATCCGTCGACGCGACGGTCGGCACGATGCCCGACGGCACTGCGGAGCTGCTACCGACGTATACGAACACGACGATCAGCTTTTCGGAAGGCGACCCGTCGGCGACCGGCCTGGAGCACAACGATCGGCTGACCGATGTCGGCAGGAATTTCATCGAGGAGGGGTTCACCGATAATATGGTGGTGACGATCTCTGGCAGCACCTCGAACAACAAGACCGTCAAGATTGTACAGGTTACCGACGACACAATGTTGCTCAAGCCGGCCGACGATCTGGCGACAGAAGCCGCCGGCGATACCGTCACGCTAGCAGGTACTTTGGGCGCCACCACAGAATGGGCGCTCGGCCACTGGTCGACGACGACGGGGTTCCCTGGTGCTGTTTCGTTCTATGA